GGTGATAGTTACAGCTCACCTGAAATAGATTCAGTAGAACTGATTTTATTCGGTCAAGGTGTAGACATCACAAAGGCATACAAAGAAGCACGAAAAGCGCACAAAGATGCGGTGGATGATAAGCTACTTGAATACACAGTAAACAACGTTACCACCAATTTAGACGCTGAATTTAATATGCCTCCTGAATATGAGGAAGCTATTCATTACAATTTGTGCGTTAGGATTGTAGCTCACTACCAAATGCCCACAAACCCTGTGCAAGGTAAGTTAGCCAAAATTGCATTGAACGATATTAAAAATCAAAATGCTCAGATACCTACTTTGGGTATGCCTGCATCACTTAAGTTTGGCCGTAATAATGGCTCTGGCTTCTATATCTATAATGCGGATATGCGGTGAGAGTAGAACTTATAAGCGCACCATATGACGGAAAAAGCATTATTGCATCAGGGCAAGAGTGCGTAAATCTCTATGCCGAAATTAATAGTAAAGACCCTCAGGCTCCAGCTAAAGTTACATACTACTTAACTCCCGGCACAACTGTATATTCTGATCCTTTATTTGAAAAAGCAGCTAGAGGCACTTACCGTACCAGCTTAGGTACTGCTTTTTACGTAGTCGGGCAGAACGTTTACTTTTTAGCATCTGACCAAACATTGATTTTTATCGGAGCTATTGCAGATAGAGCGAGCCAAATCATATTTTCTGATAATGGGCTTGTTTGCGTTTTTGTAGATGGTGTTAATGGGTATGTTATAGATTTAGCTACTAATGCTTTAGGTATCATACTTGACCCTAATTTTTATGGGGCAGATTATGTAGCTCTGTTGGATACATTTTTTATTTTTAATGTTCCTGACACTAATCAATTCTATATCAGCGTTTCAAATGCTGATTATACTTTGCTGACTACTACTGGCGCGTTTGACCCATTAGACATAGCGGCAAAGGCTGGTTTCAATGATCCTATTGTGGGTATTGTTACAATCCATAGAGAGCTTTGGCTTATTGGTGAGTTAACATCTGAAGTTTGGATTGGTACAGGAGCTGCTGACTTTTATTTTCAACAGGTTCAAGGCGCATATATTAATCATGGTTGCGCTGCTCAATACTCTATGGCGACTATGGATAATTTTGTTTTCTTTATTATGCAGGATCAGCAAGGTAACGGCATAGTTGTTCAAGGTGGAGGATATGAGCTAAATGAGATATCAACACCTAGAACAGTTAAAGAATTTAAAAGCTATTCTACATTAGCTGACGCTATAGGTTTTTGTTTTCAAATTGAAGATCATGCTTTCTATTGCTTAATATTTCCTACTGCTTCTAAAGGTTGGATGTACGATCTATCTACTAAGCAATGGAATGAGTGGAATTGGTGCGATGAAAACGGAAATCTTTTAAGACCTAGAGCTAACTGCTGCATGTTTGCCTATAATGCTAATTTGGTTGGTGATTGGGAAAATGGCAGACTTCTTCAATTGTCAGCTAGTATTTTTATGGATGAGGATCAGCCCATAGTTAGAATTAGAACATTTCCGCATATGACTGACAACAATCAAAAAATTACATACAATAGTTTTGATTGTGATTTGCTACCGGGTACTATCACAGATCAAGAGGATACCCCCGAAATTAGTTTAAGTTGGTCAGACGATAAAGGTAGAACTTACGGAAATCCTGTAAAGCAGTCTATGGGTAAAACTGGAGACTATAGAGCTGTTCCGTCTTGGAATAGGTTGGGAATGGCTAGAGACAGGGTATTTAAATTAAGTTGGTCTACTAATAACGATATGTCATTAAATGGTGGCTTTATAGATTTAAAGAAAGCCGCATCATGACACAACCTGTACCGAATTTAAGAAGCAGGTTGGTAGATAAATTTGGTTATTTGATTCCACCTTGGAATAGTTTCTTTCAGCAATTAGTACAGCCTGCTCCAGCTGTTGCTAGCGTTGGTGTCAGCAGCACACCGTTTACAGCTAATGCTAACGGTACTTTAATTGTCAAGGGGGCTACTACCATTACGCTCACTAGAGGTACTGTTAACATTACTTTGACCGGACAAATCATTATCCCTATCGCAGTTAGCGATACTGTATCTTGGACGGGCACACCTACTTCAGTGCAATTCTTGGGGGCTTAATTGTGGGCACGTTGACACTTACTGGCGATACACAAAGAGATAAAACTTTTCAGCTTGAAGCAGTTATGAAAACTATGCCTCAAGTTAAATTGGAAGTGATACATCATTTTTCTAAAGGTGTTTACGCTAGGGAATTACACATACCAGCAGGCATTACTTTAGTTGGGGAAATTCACAAATTTAAAAATTTAAATATCCTCTCCAAAGGAAAGATGCTAGTGACAACTGAGGAGGGGATGACGGAAGTTGAGGCTCCTTTTACTGTAGTGTCTCCTCCCGGCACTAAACGTGCGGCGTATACGTTAACAGACTGTGTATGGACTACGGTACATGGAACAGATGAAACTGATGTTAACGCGATAGAGACTGAATTTATTGCCCACACTGAAGAAGAATATTTGGACTTTGTTGGTGCAAATCAACTCATGTTAGGATTTGGACAATGGCTTGGGTAGCAACAGCGGTTATAGGATCAGCAGTCATAGGTGCTGGTACTTCTATTTGGAGCGCAAATAAAGCTGCTGATACACAGTCTAAGAATGCTGAGCGAGTTGCAGATATGCAGCAGCAACAGTATCAGCAAAGCAGAAGTGACTTATCCCCTTATCGTGATATAGGAGCTGACGCTAGTGGACGTTTAACGTCTAGACTTAGTGAATTGACTACTCCTATTAGTGTCAATCCTCATGATTTTCTTGATAGTGATTATTATAAGTTTTTAGAAACTCAAGGTCAGAAGGCAGTAACTAATTCGTCTGCTGCTAGAGGGCTAGGTAGCTCTGGTGCTGCTTTAAAAGGTGCTGCTGCTTTTGCTAAAGGTTTAAATAGTCAAGAATGGAAGTCTAACTTTGAAATGCAAAGAGCTAACAAAACAGATGCTTTTAGCAGGCTTAAGAGTTTGGTAGATACTGGTCAAACTGCTGCTGCTGGTGGAGGAGCGTTAGGAGCTGAAGCAGCTAAAAACGCTGGTACTGCTTTAACTGGCGGAGCTAACGCTGAAGCTGCTGCTTATAACAGTATAGGTAGTTCTGTATCTAAAGCTGCTAGTGATCTTGGTGGATGGGCTGCTTATAAGGGTATGTATTCCCCATCAGGGCAAATAGCATTAGGTGGCCCAAGTGGGCCTGGTGTATTTTCATAAGGTTATTTAAATGGCTGGTTTAGAAGCTGACATTTCATCATACAAACAACCTTTACCAGTATCTCCTATGGAGGTGGCTGGCAAAATTGCTCAAACTAGAAGTGCCGTTCAAGGTAATATCAGCAATGATATTAGCATTGATAAGCAGAAGCTTGAGTTGATGAATACTCAATTTGGGTTGATGAACCAAGAGTTGTCAACAATGATTGATGACCCTACTATCACTAAACCTCAAGCAGCTGAGAGATTAAATAGGTTCGCTACAACTTTAAAATTACCGCCTGAGGCTGTTAAGCATATGATGGAGGAGCTTAATGCTGCTCCATCAGTTAAGGTGTTTTCTGAAAATGCTTTGCGTAGAGGTATGTCTACACAAGAGAGAATTAATCAGCAATATGGTACTCCCGGTAGTGTCACTGATAATAGCGTAGTTAGGCAAGGTGTGCAACAGCCTGCCTCTAAGGGTGGTGGATTTGTTCCTGCTACCCAAATGCCTCTACAGGTTCCTCCCGGTACACCAGTGTATGATAATAACAATCAGCAAGTATTGACAGGGCCTGCTGGCCCTTCTGGCATTACGCCTGTTCCGGTGCCTGTGCCTCGCCCTGCTCTGCCTGCTCAGCGTCCGGTTGCGCCAGCGGTTAGCGGGCCTACAGGGCCTACGGTAGACGCTACCCCTGCCACACCTACCACTTTCGCCAATCGCTTCCCTGAGCCGCTTAAAGCCGGTCCTAGCCCCATGTTCCCTGAGGGGAAGGAAGCCTATACCAAGGATCAGCTTAATGCTTCAGCTAGATCATTAGCAATTAAGCCAGCAATCCAAGCCTTAAAATTAATGCCCGGTTTAGCTACTGGCCCCGGTACAGCTCAGTACAATGATTTAATGGCCGCTGCTAAAGCTTGGGGAGTAATGGACACTAAGGCTGAAAATGACCCTACTGTATTGCGCCAAGAGATTGATAAGAAAATGGCTCAATATGTGGGCAATAGTCCGTTAGCTGGTCGCTCTGATGCAGCTCAAACACTAGCTGAGGCTGGTAGCCCTAACCCTAAGAAACAAATCAGCCAAGCGTTGCAAGCGTTGACTAGGGACGCTATCGCACTTGACCGTGTTAATATTTTAAAACCTCAAGCATTTAAAGGTACTGATTACCAGAACTATATTAAGCATTCTGGTACTTTCCCTGCTGGTATTGATGAAAAAGCTTTAACTTTAGATTTGCTCCCTGAAAAAGAGCGAACTGCTTTAGTTACTAAAATGGCAGCTGCTTACAAAAATGGTAACGCTTCTGAAAAAGCTAAAGCTGAAAAGTTTTTAGCAACTTTACAGATGGCTAAAGATAATAATATTTATGAAGCTGGAACTCAGTAAATGTCTGACTTCAACATAGATGAAGTTTTATCTAGCTTTGGTAAGTCAACGGTTGCTAAAAAGAATAGCAATTTTGACGTTGATAGTATTTTGTCTGAATTTAATGTTAAGCCTGAAGCTATACCAGAAACCACTAAAAGAGTAATTATCAATACTGAGCCTAAACCTCCTATTTCCGGCATATCTAAAGAAAGCTCTGATGAATTAAATCAGACTAGGTTAGATAAGAAAGGTGGTGCAAATCCTCGCCCTGCTCTGCCCACAA